TTACTTCGCGCTCTTCTTCAGCCGCTCAAACTCAGCGTCAGCCTGAATGGCCTCCTTGGTGAAGCTGTTGTTGAACCACCAGTTGACCAGCGCAGACACGGTGGTGAAGCCGGTGGAGATGAGCTGCTCGAGCTGGGCGCTCTCGATGGGCAGCACGGGCTTGCCCAGAGCGCTCAGGATCTGGTTGATGAGGGCCAGAGCCAGCACGGCGGTGCGAGCGATGGTGGCAGCGGAGACGGTGCGGGTGGTGATATGTGCGTTCATGGGATGTCCTTTCTCCCGGCGAGGCCGGGCGGTCAGTCGTGGATGGGCAAGGCCTTGGCGCGGTTGTACAGCTCCGTGCCGGTGCCGTTGCCGCCCATCGTGTGATAGGTCTTGTAGAGGTAGGTGAGGTTGCGCAGGCCGTCGGGGGTGATATGGCCGAGGCTGAGGAAGTGGTAACACTCGGTGTAGATGCGGTCGTGCAGGAGGGCCAGCACGGCCTGCCAGAGGGCCTTGATCTTGGGGATGGCCGCGAGGACGGCCCCGCCCATCAGCGCGAAAGCCCACTGTGCCCAGTATTCGAGGATGAACTGCATCGGAATCACCCCCTCACATACTCCACCGGCTCTTATTCGCCCGGGTATCGATATGCACCCAGCCGGTCTTGCGGGTGGGGTGCTTTGCGTCCTTCGGGTAGCGCCCGATGCCGCCCCGGGAGGGCAGCAGGGTCTCAGCGTAGGCGGCGACAGTGGCCACATCTACACCCTCAACGTAGAAGTCTGCCGCCCGGCCCAGCAGGTGCTGGCTGGACTTGCTGCCGCCCACGGCGGCGTTGTGGGCGGCGGTGCGGTAGCCGCTGGTGATATGTACCGGCTTGCCGAAGTGCTCCCGGATGCACTGCAGCAGCACCACCAGCTCCTCGTCGATGAGGACGACGTCGCTGCCCTTGCAGCCGAACTCCCGCACTCGGAAGCTGGGTGAGAGCTGCCGGGTGGAGTCCCGGGACATGGAATATTCTTTGATAGCGATAGAGAACACGACCTTTCTTTTGAGCAGCCCCGGGTGGGGGCTGCTTTTTGTTTTGTCAGAGGTACTGATACCCCTCGACAGAGATGCAGCTACCGAGATTGGCGCTGGGGTACGAGAGCTGAATGGTGCCATCGCTCGCGAACGTGACGGTAACGTAGTTCGTAGAATAATAATAATTGTTGCTGCTTCTATTGTACTGAGAAGCATTGATCGCGGCAGAGCATCCACGTGCAACTCTTACCTCGGTGGCACCGGGACTCGTCTGGCCGTTATTAGTCGCACTCGGATAACTATTGGCCACAGGCTTGACCACCAGATAGTCCACCGTATCCGGAGCCTTTGCGCTCGTGCCGCCCGAGGAGCCCATCGCCGCGCTCCAAACCAGCTTACCGTCCATATACATCAACCTCTCTTTCGTTTTCTTGCTCATGCCGCCGCTGATGGCGACGCTTCCTAACGCCATACTCACGCCTCCGGTTCTGCCGCGTCTGCGGCCTCGGGGGTGGTGTCGTCCGGGTCGGCGAGGCCCCACTCTGCCCGCAGGGCAGCGAGGGCGGCGGATTTGTCGGGGGCCGTGCCGGCCAACAGGGAGAGCAGCAGGGTCTTGGCGCTGTCGCTCAGGCCCTCGCCGGGGTCGCCCTGCGGGCCGGGCTCGCCGCGCGGCAGGGTCAGGCTGAGCTTTCCGTCCCGGATGCTGGCCGCCGGGGCGTCGCCGGTGGTCACGCTGCCGATGCCCTCCACCGCCGCGCCGCAGGCGGCTGCGATGCCGTCCTCCAGACGGTTGAGCACGTCGGGCAGGCTGACTTTCATGCCGGTGACGAAATGCTGTTTCACATACTTCATGGTGTACCTCCGTTACAAAGTCGTGTCTTCGAGGACGGTGTCGCCCAGGGTGTCCTCTCCGGTGTCAGCGGTCGAGGCCGAGGGTCCCAGCAGTTCCACCTGCATCTGGATGCCGCCCTCCGGGACCTTCTCGGCCCAGAAGGTGATCGTGCCGTCTTTCGTCTCGCAGACGCCTGCAAGCCCCGCCGCCACCGCCACGGTGAAGGTCTCCGGGGTGGGTACGGCGGAGGGGACGTTTGCCTCTCTCGCTGCCCGCAGCTCTGCTGTCTGCTTGTAGGCGTAGCCGGGTACGTCGGTGCATTCGGCCCAGCCGTCGGCGGGGAGGGTCACGGGCCAGATGCCCAGATAGCCGCCGCTGTAGCTGGCCAGCAGCTTGTCGCAAAGCTTGGCGGTCTCTTTGGCCTTGGCCAATGCCTGCCGGCCCAGCGCCTCCATGGGGATGCCGGTGACGCCGTCCCGCATGAGGCCGCAGAGGGCTTCGTCGGTGCGGGTGTCGGTGAGGTCGGCGGCGGAGACGGAGGTCTGGCCCGCCGGGCGGGAGACCTCGGCGAGGCAGAGGTCATAGACCATCTCGGTGCGGGAGAGGTCCGGGCCTGCCGGCTCGGAGGACGGCGCGCCCTGCAGCACCTGCAGAGAGGTGCTGCGGCTGGTAGCGTCGTACCGGAGCACGACGCGGTCGATGCGGGGCAGAGCGCTGTCCGCGAGGGGCAGCGTGAGGGTCTGGGCCTCCCGCATGGTGACGCTGAGGCCCACCCACCGGCTGACGTGCATCCACGCCTGCCCCGCGCTGACGGTGAGGTCGGTACTGCCATCGGCGGCAGCGGCCACCGCGAAATCGATGTCGGTGCTGTAAACGCCGCTGGTGCGCCCGGCAAAGTAGGCCGCAGCGTCCTCGGCGTCATAGGTGATGCCGCCCAGCGGGTAGGTAATAATTCCGGGGGAGCTCAAGCTATCGCCTCCTAGATCTTGTGCCAGACGGGCGTACCCAGCCGCGCGGTGCGGGTGGTGCCGTCGGTCTGGCTCTGAATGATGATGTCGGCCACCCGGACGGTGGCCTTGTAGCCGAGGTCGGGCAGAAAGCAGCAGCAGACGTCGCCCGGCTTGAGGCCGTCGGCGTCCAGCGTCATCTCGATGCTGCCGGTGCGGAGCTGCTCGAGGAGCTTCGACGCGCCCCGATCAGCCAGCTTCTTGAGGTAGCTGTCGCTTTTGACGGTCTCGCCGTTCTCGGGCTGGATGTCCCGGGCGTCCACGATCATCTCCCGGCGCTCTGCACCGGCAGCATCGGTGTCGCCTGCCCAGACCATGGCCCGGTCTTTGCCCTCGCCCGCCCCCAACACGAGGGCCACGTTGGCATAGCTGCCGTCGCCGAAGGCCCAACTGGCCTCTTGTAAGCTGCCCCACTTGGTCGAAAAGCGGTTGTTGGGGTCGGCAGTAGGCCGCCAGACCTCGAAGATGAGTTTTTTCGCGCTGTTTTTACCAGTGAGCACCACCCGGAAGCCCAGGTCGCAGGCTGCACCCACCGTCTTGAAATAGTCAATCAGGGTCGAGCCACTGGTCTGCTGCTCAAACTTGGTGTCAAAGCCCTTCGGCTCGGCCACCTCCAGCTTGGGCCACGGAGCCGCTGCCTTGGCGAGGGCCAGCATGGCGGTCTCGGCGTTCTCGTTCTTGATGGCCGATGCGGAGACCCGCTTGGTGAAGATCCACGTTGCCGGATAGCCGGTGACGACGAGGTTGGCGTCCTCGTTCTCATTGCTCCGGTGACAGATGCGCATGGGGATTTTCGTTGCAGCGTCGGTGCGCACGAGCCAGCGGCCCTCCCGCAGGAGCGAGAGGTTCTCCTCGGTGGGGCGGACTTCCAGAGTGAAGCTGCCTTCGGAGTTGTAGGGCTCATCCCAGTACACCGACACCCATACGTCGATATTCCCGAGGCGGGCGAGGGTGGTCTCGTCCAGTACGTCAAAGGTCATTTCATCACCTCCGGCAGGATGCCCACCACCATCGGGTAGAAGGAGATGGACGCCTGCAAGCCCTCCCTGCCGCTGGCGGCGTCGGCAGTGAGGACGTTATCGCCGGGGTGCAGCTCCATGAGGTCGCTGTCCTCGTCCAGCAGGGCGAAGGCGTTGGTCTCCACGCCGCCGGAGATGAGCTTGACGGCCAGCCGGTCGGTGGTGGTGCGGTAGATCTCCAGCACGTCCCCCTTGTTCAGGGTGGTGTCAAAGCCGATATGCTCCCCGGTGGTGCTGTTGCGGATGGCGGGATCGACCACGATACCCGAGGAGCGGAGCTTCGCGGTGAAAGGCACCGGCAGCGCACCGGGGTTGCGCACGTTGAGAAAGTAGCTCTGCCGCCACTCGCTGTACTGGTGGCTGTCGTAGCAGAGCGGGAAGCGGAACTGCGGCACGAAGCCGCCCATGACGGCGTTCTGGCTCTCGAGGCTGTACCAGTAGGGCTTGGGGCGGTAGAGCATGAAGTCCAGCCGGGGGTAAGGGTGGAGCTGGACGGTGTAGGGGGTCTTTTGCAGCACGAAGCGGGAGAAATACTTGTCGCCGAAATAGGCCGTACCCGAGGTAAAGAAGGGCAGCAGCTGCAAAAAGCGGTCAGCCTGCGCCTCCCCGTCCGGCCCCCAGAAGTCCGCGATGACCTCGTGGGCCACGCCTTCGACGCTCTGCCCCTCTACCGTTACGCCCTGCTGGTTGACGCCCTGCGCCGTCTTGAGGGTGACATCCACGCCCGAGAGGTTGTCCATCTGGTAGGGGATGCCGTAGTCCCAGCCGAGGTCGAGGGCGGCCCCGGCGTCCGTCACGAGGCGGAGATGGTCACTGCGCATGGTGGGCCTCCTTTCAGTGTTTTTGGGCCTTGGCGCGGTCGGCCTCCCAGCGCGCTTCACGCTGGAGGTCGGCGGCGGTGTGGGCCTTGGAGTAGATGTTCTGGGTGATGTTGGTGTCGCCCTCGCGGTAGCTGTGAGCAGCGGCGGCGATCTGCGACGTGCCGGATGCTGCCACCCGGCTGCTCACGGCCATGTTGTCGCTGAGGACGAGGGCGTTTGCGCTCTTGACCAGCTTGGCGAGGGACTTGTTGATCTCGGTGAGCTTTGCGGTGTTGGCGTCGATGGTGTCCGTCAGCTTGTTCGACCCGTCGGTGATGCTGGGGGTGTCGAGGTCGAGGCCGGAGCTTCCGCCCCCGCCCCCGCCGCTTCCGCCAGAGCCGCCGGAACTGCTGTGGCTCCCGCCCAGCTTGGACACGATGGCTGCGATGGCTACGCCCAGAGCGACAGCGGCAGCGGCCACCACGAGGCCCGCCGGGATGCCGAAGAGGGTGGAGGTGAGGGCCGCGCTGATGGCGGCCAGCATCCCTTCGACGGCAGCGCCGATGGTGCCGATCATGCCGGCGAAGCCCGCATAGATGGCGGGAAACATACTCAGCAGACCGCCGGAGAGGCCGGCGCTGATGGCTTTGGCCGCAGCGGCCAGCGGGACCTTGAGTGCGCCGAACACGCTTTTCAGGGTGCCGCCCATCTTGACGGCCATAGAGGAGATGTCGCCGAACTTGCCGGTGATGCCCTCGAAGAGCGTCTGCCCGATGCTCCACGCCGCCTGCGCCAGACTGCCCGCCGCGTCGCCGAGAACGCCGTTGAGCTGGTCCACCAGCGAGAGGGCATAGTCGGTGAGCTGCTGCTTCTCCCCGTCAGTCAGGCCCGAGTAGAGGGCGGATGCCGCCCACTTGCCGATGCCCACCCAGTCGCCGCTCTGCACGGCTTCCCACAGGGTGCCCACCGTACCGAGGACGCCCTCGTTGGCCCGGTCTTTGAGGGCAGACCAGAGGCCGTCCAGTGTCTTGGCGGCGCTGTCCTTGATGGTCTCGGCCACCTGCTCGGTGCCGTCGGCGGCAATGGTCTTGACGGTCTCCACCGTGCGGAGCACCCCGTCGATGACCTTGTCCTGCGTCTGGGTGATGACCCGCTGCTGCTCGGTGGTGCCGTCCGCGAGGGTCTTGGTCACGGTCTGGGTGGTGGTCTTGATGCCGTCCACAATAGCCGTGCTGCTGGCGGTCACGGTGTTCACTACGTCTCGCACGGTCTCCATGGTCTGGCTGACCGTCCGCTTGCCGTCCGCCGCGATGGTCTCCACGGTCTTGATGTCCTTGAGCACACCGTCCACCATCTGACGGCTGGTGGAGGTGATGGTCTGCTTCTGCTGGGTCGTGCCGTTGGACAGCGTTTCGGTGACAGTCTCGGTCGTGGTGGTCACGCCGTTTTTGACTGCGGTGGTGGTGTCGCTGATGGATTTGATGATGTCCGCCGTGGCCTGTTTTGTGCTCTTGGCGGCAGAGGTGGCCGCAGCGGCTGCAGCGGTGGCAGATGCCGCCGCGCCGGAAGAGCCGGAACTGCTGGCCGCGTCGGCTTGAGACTGTGCGACCCGCTCATTGTGCTTGTTGAGCCGGTTCTGGCTTGCCTTATCTCTTTTCGACTGCTGATAGCTGCCGATGGAGTCGGAATAAGCCTCGTTGTAGGCATCTTTTGCTGCACCGAGGCCGTTTTTCAGAGAGCCCAGCGCGGCGGCTGCACCCTTGATGCGGGCTACCAGCTCATTGACCCAGTCCACCACCGAACCGATGACATTCGAGGCGGTCTTTTGAATGGCCGAAAATGCTGAATCGACAGCAGAGCGGAAGGTCTCGCTGGTGTGGTAGGCTGTCGCCAGCCCCGCAGCCAGAGCGGCCAGAGCGGCCACTACAAGCCCGATGGGATTGGCCGAAAGCACGGTGTTCAATGCCGCCTGTGCAATTTGCAGACCGGTAGCTCCTGCGGCGGCAGCTTTATGGGCCGCAGCCATCGCGGTGGTGGCAGCGGTATGCAGCGCCGTGATAGCTGTAGCTGCTGCCACGGTCGCCTTATAGCTCAGCACTGCCGCCGTGACGGCCACGACTGCCGCCGTCAGGACGCCGATGGTCTCCTTGAGCGCGGCCATTTTGGCGTCGTCCTCGGTGATGGAGACGACCAGCTCGTTTGCCTTGACGATGATGTCCCCGAGAGCCGAGAACAGCCCGCTGGTCAGTTCACCGGTCAGCGCGGCCACGTTGTCCTTCAGGGTAGACAGCCTGCCGTTGCAGGTCTGGCTGGCCTCCAGCATACCGTTGTAGAACTGCCCGCCCTCGCTGGTGGCAGCAGCCACGGCGGCTTCCAGCTCATTGAAGCTGACCTTACCGTCCGAGATGCGCTTGTAGAGGGCGCTCATGCTTTCGCCGGTGGCGTCGCAGATCTGATTGAGCGGGTTGAAGCCCGCGTCAATCATCATGTTGACGTTTTCCAGCGTGACCTTCTGGGCCGAGGACATCTTGCCGTAGGCCCGCACGAGGGTCTGGAGCTTGTCCGCATTACCCAGCGAAATATCGCCCAGTTGCTTGAGCACACCGGTGGTGTCGTCCGCCGCGATGCCGAACTGTAAGAGGGTCTGGGTCCCTTCGGTCAGGTCGGACAGGGAGAAGGGCGTGCTTGCGGCCATCCGGCGTATCTCTTCCAGCTTCTCGGCGGCAAGCTGTTCGTCGCCCAGCATGACCTTGAAGTTGGTCAGATAGCTTTCCATCTGGGCGTTGTAGTCCAGACCGGACTTGACCACGCTTTGCAGGCTGGATGCAGCTTTCTTGGCAAAGTCCGCGATAAGCTGGCCTGCGGCCACTGTCCACTTGCTCGTGGCTTTCTCAGCCGGGTCACTGTTGAGCTTTACTTCGCCGGTGATGGAAAAATCTGCGGCCAATGTGTCCACCTCTCTTTACGAAAAAGAGCGCAGGCACAGTGGCACAGGCTTAGAGTTTTATTTCGATTTCTTTGCGGCAGGCCGGGTTCTTGCATTTGACCCAGATGCCCCTGGCGCTGGCTTCCGGGATGGCCCAGACCGGCAGAGGCCGACCGCACAGGGGGCAGAGCACCGGGGCGCGGTCAGCGCCGGAAGCGGGCCGCAAAGGCTTCGTTGCGGTCTTGCAGGGTGACAATGCGACCGCCTCCTTTCCGCAGGGCAGCGGGCAGTGCGAAGCGTTCCTTCAGCTCGGCACGCCGCTCCCGCTCTGCGCCCTGAAACTGCGCGAGGTCAGTCGTCCGGAACCCGATGATCTTCGCCAGCTGGGTCTCCTCGGGCAGGTTGGACATGAGGGCCTTGAACCGCCACCAGTGGAGCCTTGCCCGGGTGAGGTCGATGCAGTAAGCCTGCTGGAACGCGGCCACGATGGCGGGGCCGTCGGTGACGTAGTCCAGCGCCAGCTCCTCGGTGCGGCTGCTGCCGGGGCGGTCGGCCACCTCCTGCGGGCCTGCGGTGTAGAACTCTACCAGCGCCTTGAAAGCGTCCACCTCTTCCTCTGGCGTGACGGCCACGCGGTAAAACCGGCGCATGGTTTCCCGGGCCAGCTCAGGCAGGCCCTTTTCGTCCTCCGGAAGGCGGAGATACTGCCCGTTGAACCAGACCATAGGCCGGAAATCCCAGTCGATGGGCCTGCCTGCCCACGCGCGGGGCAGCCTGTCCAGCAGGATGTCAGCCATTTTCCAGAGCAGCCAGCTCATCCAGCAGCTGCCTGCGGCGTGCGGCCTTGTCCACCCGCTCCACCATCTGGGCGGCGGGGACAGCCTGCGGGTAGAAACCCTCGCTCCGGGACACCGGCTGGCCCGGATAGCTCACGGGCGGCTTGTGCTTGTCCTTCTGGCGCTTCTCAGCCCGGCGCTGGGCGCGGTTCTGGGGGACGGCCGCCGGGCGGGAATAACGAGCCTTCTCAGCGGCAGCTGCCTGTGTGATCTCGTCGAGGACGTCGTACAGACGGCTGACATCGTTTTCGTTCAGCCCCAGACGGGCGGATGCCCCTGCGCCCAAAATTTTGTCAAGGCCGCGCATGGAAATGCGGGCCTGTGCGCGGAGACGGTCGCCCAGGCGGATATTTTCCCGTTCGCACCGGGCTGTCTCGGCCTCGCCCTCCCGGGTCATCTCGTCCAGTGCGTCCTCCAGACGGTCGAGATCGTTGGCGTTCAGAAGCGAAAAATCAAATTCCTGTCCATGGATCAGCATTTATCGGTGCTCCTTTCTCTCAGCCCGCGACGGCGGTGTTATAGTCGAACTCAGCCGGGGTGCCGATGCCCTTGAAGTCGGCGGCAAAGGTCGCATTCGCGCCGGCGCTGCCGCCCACATCGCTGGTCAGGATGAGCGCGCCTTCGCCCTTCTCGCCCTTGCCGGTGCGGAGAGAGAAGTAAACATAAGGCACCACCACGCTCTGGCCGGAGCCGAACGCGATCCTGTGGGAGAGCAGGAAGTCCTGAAACGCGTCGCCCACACAGCGGTCGCCCTGAATGGAGAGAGTGCGCTGGGTGCTGCCCTTGGTGGTGACAGGGCCGGTGCGGATGTAGGTGTTGTCTGTGGTGGTGGCGTTCAGTGCGCCGCTGTGCTCCCTCACATGGTCAGCGCAGACCACCCAGCTTTTTACGTCGGTCTGGCTGGCCTCGGTCTGGACGGCCAGCAGGAAGTCGTCGGTGGTCTCCACGCCGGTATAGTCGGCGCTGGGGGTCAGGCCCGACAGCTTGACAGCTTCGGTAACAGTCATAAGAAAAACTCCTTTCGTTTCAGCCCTTGGGCTGGTAATATTCGAGCCGGAGCTGCATCTGCATCTTACAGCTGCCCGCGCTGGCCGTGACGATGTAGCCGCTGGACGTCACTGAAACGCGCAACGCTTCCTTGCGGCCATCCAGCCGGGGCAGATGATGCCGGTCGTTCTGGGCCAGCACCCATTCGGTCAGCTGCTCAAAAAAGCCGCTGTTTGCGATCTGGACGCTCTGGGCCTCGCTGTAGTCGCGGCGGCTGACGAAGATGTAGCTCTTGGCGAGGTTGCGGCCGGAAAAGAAAACAGCCGTCACCGGGTCGGTGGGGCTGTCCTCGATGGAAAACTCGGCCACAGGCTCCGGCGAGAGGCCGGAAATGCGGAAGGCTGCGCCGTTTTCGCTCTGCTCCTCGGCGATGAGGGGGCAGGTCTTGAGCCATTCCCTCATCGCGGTGATGGTGGCTTTCTCGCTCATAAGTGTCCCATCCCTCCCCAGAAAGTCGTGACGGCCTTGGCCCCGAAGAGGGCCAGATGTTCGCCCACATCGGCAAGTGCCCGCTGGCCCCAGTAGGAGCCGCGCAGACCCTTGTATTTGTCCTCCTGCCAGGTGCCGCTTTCATCATAAGCGCCGTGCCAGCTGCGCAGGTCGGTGCCCTCGGCATGGAGGTAATACTGCTTTCGGGCGTAAGGGGTGTTGTACACCAAAAGACCCTCGTCGTAGTTGGATGCGGTCTGAACGCTGCTTTTCAGTGCGCCGGTATCGAACGGCACATAGGCGTCGATGAGCCGCGCGGCTTCCTGCGCAAGGGCGAACTGGGCCTTTTGCAGGGCTGCGGTCTTTTCTGCGCCGAAGTCGGAACGCCAGCTCAGCTCCATCCTGATGCCGTCCACCTGATATTTCAGGCCGCAGGGCTGGTCAAAAATGGGCTTGGACATGAGGTGTCAGCTCCCTTCCACATGAAAATGCGGCAGCGGGACACCCCGGTCGTCCGAGACATTCGCCACCGTACAGCAGATGTGCGTTTTTTCGAGGGCGGCGTATTCGGCCTCCGTCAGGCTGCGGACAGCGCCGCAGAGGAGCTTGCTGCCCCGCTTGAGCGTCCAGTGCGCGGCTTTTTCTGCCGGGGGCAGACGCGCCCACTGGGGATAGGGCAGATAACCCGGCGCAGGCGGGAGGCGGATATGCACCACCCTCTGGGGGTCGCCGGAGGCCGAGGTGCGGCGCGTCTCCCGCCAGCTGCACCCCGTGAGCACCTTGCAGACCGGCTGGTCGGCTTCGGTGGCCGTGTCGTGCAGCAGCATGACGACCGTGACGGGGGTCTGCATCAGAAACACCCCCGATACAGCAGATTGTGCGGGTCGCTGCCCAGTGTGTTGGCGAGGATGTCCTGCGCCTCTGCCGCCAGCCGTTCGGCCAGTGCGCCGGAGGTGAAGGTCATGGACACGCCATCGTTGGAGACGCTGGACACGCCGGGCGGCGTGCAAGCGCTCTGCACGGCGTTCGCTGCATCGATGATCTGGATGCAGGCATCCGCCAGTGCCTCTGCACAGCCTTCGCACACTGCGGCATGGCCCTCGGCCCGACCAAAGGTCATCCGGTCGATGAGCCGGGACGCCCGTGCGGCCAAAGGGGCAAAGGCAGCTTCGTCCAGCGTGCCGCCGACGGCTGCATACTGGTCATAGGTGCAGTAGAGCATGGCGTCACGCTTTCTTCTTGATGAGGATGGTCTGGGGCTTGGTGACTTTGAAGGCGTAGACCTTGCGGCCCTTGACTGCGGACGCGCCGATGTACTTGCTGGAACCATTGAGATCCTGTACATAGACGGGGACGGCCCACTCGTCGATGAATGCAAACCAGTTGGGGTGGCCAGCAATATACTCCACGTTCTCGCCGAGGGTAGAATCCTCGAAGACGGTAAAGCCTGCGATGCGGCCCACAGCGCCGGTCTGGACGACAGCATCGCCAAGGTCAGATGCCTTGATGAACTCGGGACTCTTCAGCAGCAGACCATAGATCTCGGGCGAGACCAACAGCCAGCGGCCTTCGGTAGGGACATGGACGGTGGAGAGCTTGGTGCGGGCGTCCACGAGGTTGCCGTAGATGGTCTTCTCGGTCAGGGCGGTGGTGGTGCCGAAGGACGTGCCGGTGGTGGTCAGCTCCACAGAGCCGTCCGAATCCACCTGCAGCGCCAGAGAGTAACCGGCGCTGTCCAGACGGTCGGCCACCAGATCGTCGGGGACGCTGGCGGCGTCGAAGCCGTCGATGATCTCATTGACGGCCTTGTCCTTGTCGATGTTGACGGTAAGATAGGTGGTATCGCCGCCGGTCAGCTCTGCGCCGGTCTGCTTGTCGTAGTCGTTCACGGCAACTTCGGTGTCGCGGACAGGGACTTTGACGGAGCCGGCCTTGGGGCTGCCCTCATAGCGGCTGTTGCAGATAACACCGACCTTCTTGACCAGCGTTGCCCGGAGCTTGAGGTCAACCAGCTTGGAATAACGAACCTGTGCTTCGTGTGCCATAATATTTCCTTTCTATCAGTCGATCTTGATGCCGGGGTTCATTGCCTTGAAGGCTGCGGTGACAGCATCGGTGTCGCCGGTGGGCGGGGTGCCGTGCTCTGCACCGCTGGAAACGCGGACGCCGCCCTCTGCGGCCTCGCCGAAGGCCCAAGGGTTTACCTTTGCGGCTTCTTCCAGCGCCTTGTCGATGTCGGTGGTGCGGTCTTTGGAGGACTTGAGGGCCTCCATGTCCAGCAGGGCGCGGACGGCCTTGACGCTGCGGCCCTTCTTGCCCATGATGGCGGTGTTCAGGGCCGAGTCGAAGGCGAAGCCGTCCGCCTGTGCCTGCATATCGCCCCGGAGCTTCGTCAGCTCGGCCTCGTACTCGTCCGGGGTCTTCTTGCCGTCGAACTTGGCGAGGCCGTCCTGCGCAGTCTTGAGCTGGGCCTGTGCGTTTTCGAACTGGGTCTTGAACTGTTCAGCGACGGTCTTCTCGCGGTTGATGTCAGCGCCGTTTTCGCTCATCAGCCAGTTCAACTGTTCATCGGTGATGCCGGGAATCTTTGCCTTTACGTCTTCACGCTTCATAAGTAAACCCCTTTCTTTGGGTGAAACTACGGTTTGTTGACGCGGTTCTCCGTCCGCATGTTGCCGGGCAGGGTACGCGCTGCCCGCCGCGATGGTGCCGTCTACCGGAATCGAACCGGCGGCCCGCTGCTTACGAGGCAGCTGCTCTGACCAATATGAGCTAAAACGGCATGAAAAAAGCGCCCCTGCCCGGATGGGCAAAGACGCTCGCGGTATTTGGTTGTTAGTCCCAGTCAGCATAGTGCTGACACTTGAGACAGCTTTTGTGGGCTTCATCCCAGCTGCAAGGCGGCTTATCGTCGCCCTTCAGGCAAAGAATATCATCGCCGATGTTGGAAATGTCGAAGCACAAGCCGCAGTCGATTTTTCGGTTGTAAATGGGACAAAACCATTCTTCAAGCTTCACATCATCACTAATGCGGAATTCCATGCTTTTTGACCACCTCCATCAATTTCTTTCCGCCCTCATCCAGCGGGCCGATGCTGGATACATTGCCATCTTGTCCGATGGCGACAAAGCCCAGTGCAGAGTAATAACAGGTCTGTGTACCGTTTCGCTGGGACATTGCGACCTTAGAGGAGCGGATGATGCGTTCGGCATCCATTGGCCCCATACCGCGTTCAGCCCAGCGCTGCAAGACGTGGTCGCTTGCAAAATTTATCTCATTTGGAGCAGACGGGGATTCAATGAGCCGACCTTTCGCCTTTATTGTACCAGCTTTCCGCATTTGCTGCAACTCAGTATTTGCAGCATTGAACCGCTCCTGTTTCCGGGCTGCATAGCTGGCCCTGCTTGCCTCACTCCGCCCAAATCCATGTATACTTGTCCGGGCGCTGTCCACTCTGCCGCCGGTGGCCCGAGTGAAGTCTGCAAGGCTCTGCCGGGCCTGCCTCAGCTTCACGGTGCTGGCGGTGGTGTCAGCACCGGCGGCGTCCTCGGCCAGATACCGGCGTTTCCACTTGCGGACGGCCCGCTCCCGGGCGCGCTGCATCTGGCTGATCTCGTAGCGGGTGTAGAGCCTGCCGTCGTACTCGATGTCCCGGGCATTGAGGGCTTCAAGGCTTTCCTGCGTCCATGCGGGCGGGCTTCCCAGCTCCGGGAATACCACGAAGAAGGTGTGGCGGCAGTTCCAGCCGCAGAGCCCCGCGCCGGTGCCGTAGCCGGTGGCCGACTCGAAATCCTTGTAGTGCTGACCCAGATAGTCCGCTTCGCCGCCCCGGTGGTAGCGCCTGCCCTGCCACACGGCATGACTGGGGCGCGCCCCGCCGTGGGCCGTCACCTCGACGAAGCTGGCCCCCATCTCGTCCATCCGGGCCTCCTGAAGCTTTGCGCCGGTCTGGTTCACGCCCGTGAGCACGGCACGGCGGCAGGCCACCTCCAGCGTGTCTCTGTGGCCGCTGGGGTAGGTGACGTAGGGCATGGAGTCGGCAAGGCCGTCCACAGCACGCTTGACGGCGGTCTTGTAGTCGAACGCACCGCTGCTCACCTGCAGCCACGCCCTGTCCAGCGCCTGCTCAAAAGCCCCGGAGACGGTGTTGGCCGTGGTGGCGGTGAGGTTGGAGAAGCTGCCTGCCGTCTGCCGATAGCCCGCGTTGAGCAGGTTTTGGAGCGGTGTCGATTCTTCGAAGGGCGTTGGCTCTTTCCCGTAATGGTAATAGATCTCGTCCTCGGCTTCCAGTGCGGCGGTCGCGGCCTCCTTCATCAGGCGGCGTATCTCGGCCTCGCTCTTGCCGGTATACCGGGCCAGCAGTTTCACCACATCCTTGCGGACGGCCTCGGTCTGCTGGTAGCGCCAGAGCTGCCAGTTGGCCGTCGGTGTCAGAGCGTCCATCTTGCCGATGCGCCGGGCCACGTCCCGCAGGATGTCGTCCTCGGCCTGCTGCCAGAGCAGGATGAGCCGGTCGGGGGCGTGGTCGAGGTAGTCCGGGGCCAGCATCAGGCACCCCCGCCGAAGGTCAGCTCAGGCTGGCGGTTTTCGTCTTTGGCTTCCTGCGCCAGCCGGCGGGCATCCTCTTCGGAGATGCCGTACCGGGCCGAAAGATACTTGTAGCGGGGGAGTAAGCCGCTGAGGGCGTCATCCCTCATCTGGGTCATGCGGGTCTCGGCATCGGTGATGTAGCTGTCGTCCCAGTTTACCGAGATAGGGGTGTCGGGGACGACTGCGGCCTTTTGCAGCTCCTTTGCTGCCCAGAGGATGGCCCGGGTGATGGCGATCAGAGCGCCCTCAATGGGTATCTGGTTCTTATTGGCGCTGGCGATCAAGTCCTGTCGGCTTCCGTTGTACTCGGTGGCCGTTGTGACCTTGCCGTTCTCAAAATTGTACCGGTGACAGCCCAGCCCGCACTTGAAGGAGAAAAGGTTCAGCATATCCTGCACGGCCCGGTGATTCTGCTCCACGCGGAGGTCGGGGTTGTATTCATGGTACTCGCTGGACTGGTCGAGGCTGCTTTCCTTGCCGGGCAGATGCACAAACTGGCTCACAACATCGTCGTCCGGCGGGATGGAGTGCTCCACGCCCTTATCGTCCACCACCTTGCGGCAGATGTCGGCGCTGTAGAATATCTTCTTGTGGCCGAGGCGGATGTCCTCGCGGTAGTTGTCAAAGGCAAGGTCCACGCCCTGCGCCTCTTCCAGCGCCTCTGCAAAGACGCTCATGCCCAGCCCGCTTCCGCCGTCGAGGTTCTTGACGGCTCCCGGGCTGAACAGTGCAAACCAGGGCGGGGAGCCCTCTACCGTGACGCTTTCCACCGTGCCTTCCGGGGGCTTCTCGACCGGAGAAAACACCGGTGTGCCGGACATGGAGTCGGTGACGCGGAACCATTCGTTGCGGATGGTGCGCTTCTTTTCGTTGCCAGTGTGAGTCTGCAAGTAAATGGCAGGCTTGCCGTCCATCAGACACTCGGAGACAAAGGCCGCTTCGGTCACGACGCCCCGCTCCACCCGCAGGGGGAGGATGCAGGAGGCCGGGTCGTAGTCCAGCTTGAGTCGGATGTCCGGGCAGGGGACTGCCTTGCCGTTCACGACGGTCATATTCTCGACGCTCAAAACAAAAGCGCCTGTGCCGGACCAGAACGCTTTCTCGACCAGCGCGTTGGCGCTCGTCCAGAAGTGCAGGTCGCGGAGCAGACCGCCCACCTGCTGCTCATCGTCGCCCAGAAGATACCGGGCGGTGGCTGCGTCCGTGATTTGAAACGTGGTGCGGTCGTTCAGCAGCAGATTTGCCCAGTCTTCACACACCCGCTTGGGCATCCGCAGGGAGGCAATGGTGCGCTTTTTGGTGCCGTCGGCATACTCGGCGGCGCGGGTATGAACGCCGGGTACGTTGCCTTTCCACCATTGCCGCCACGTCTCGATCTGGCTGTAGTAATCAGCATCCAGTACCCATCCGCGTGTCTTATGCAGATGATCCAGAAAATCGGTGATGTTCATGTGTTCGTCAACCTCTTGAAATCGCGCTCGATGGTGTACTCGTAGGCGTCCAGTGTGTCGATGTCGGTGCTGCCGTCGTCGAGGCGTTCATCTACGCCGGGATGCTTGCCGCTGTAAAGGGCCGTAGCGAGGGCATCCCGCAGGGTGGCAGCTTCCGGCATGAGCCAGAAGCGTCCGCCGCCCATCAGGATGCAGGTGAGGCGGATGCGGTCGGTGATCTTTATCTTAGCGCTGTTCTCCACCCGGTCAGCAAGCCAGCTCAGCTTGCATCGGCGCAGGCGGGCGCGGATATGGTTTATCAGGGTCTGCTCGGCGCTGTCGCAGAAGATGTACTGGATCTCGCCCCAGCGGGCAAAGACCGCGATACAGAACTCGATGAGCTTGTCGGCCAGAAAGTCGGCATCCTGCGCCACCGGGTCGATGCGCTGGGACGCCAGCCCCACCACACCAGACCAGCCCGGCAGAATGGCCGTCGCCACGAAGGCGTGTTTTGAGCCATTGCCGCCAAAGTCCACGCCAATGCGGATCCGCCACGGGTGCAGCTGCTTCTCGGCGGGCCAGAAAAAACGCCCATCCCCGGCGGCGAGGCTGTCGGCCAACAGGCGGTAGATAACGCCGTTGGCTGCCATCCACTGCCCGAGGATGAAGCGGTTATAGTAGACGGTGCCGGTATACTCTTTTTTCAGGTCGGCCACGAACTGGGCCGGGAGAGTCGGATTGTCGTCGATGGTGTACGCCTGGCAGTAGATGTCCGCGTCGCTGTCGAGGAATTTCTTGAACCAGTGGGAAGGGCTTTCCGGATTGCAGGTGCCGTCGAAGTGGCTGTGGGGGCAGGAGAGGCGGCTCTTGAGCATCTGGAAAACGCCCTCGTCCCAGGTGGTGATCTCGTCGCCATAGGCGTACTCGAAGGCTGCGCCCTGGATGCGGGCAATGTGCTTTTTGTTGTCGGCACCGAGGACATAGACCTTGCGGCCGAAGAGCTGCACGATGTTTCCGGAGGCCGAGGTGCGGACGACGCCCACAAGCTCCGGCCCCCAGAGGCCGCGCATGGGCTCCAGCACGTTGCGTTCCAGCGTGCCGAGGGTGTTGCCCAGCATGACCAGCAGGCCCTCGCCCCGGGCCGCACAGATGCGCTTCGGGATGGTGACGGCGCAGTCAAGATAGGTCTTGCCGGAGCGGGTCGCCCCGGTCTTGACATTCCAACGGTGGGAACAGTTGCGCAGATATTCCTGCTGAAACTCAGTCAATGGCACTGTCTACACCTCCCAGCAGCTCCTTCGCCTTTGCCAGTGCATCGGCGGCGGGGTCTTTCTCGGAAGTGTCTTTGTACATCCCGAGGTGCTTGCCCAGCAGATCGAGCGCGCGGAGCTTGTCGGCCAGCTTAACTTCCTGCTCAAGCCCATCCTCGCCGAACATCTTGACCTTGACTGACTGCACAGCGGCAAGGTCATCGTGGCTGGCATCGGATTTGAGAGAGGCGGTCTTGAGGTCGATGAGGTCAGCGGCGTTGACGAATGCAATCTTTGCCAGCTCGCGCACCACCCGGTCAGTAGATACACCGGTGCGGCGACTCTGCTCAGCCTGAAGCTGGGCGATGAGCTTCTGAACTCCAACATTCTCCAACAATCGCGGTCCCACGGTCTTGGCACTTGCTGGGGAATATCCGGCGCGGATGGCCGCTTGGGTCGCATTCAAATCGACCATGTATTCTTCGCAGAATCGTGCCTGCTTGTCGGTCATCCTCACCACCTCTCCTGCACAAAAATGGAGCAGCCGGGAGGGTGCGGCCCTCCGTCCGTCTGGTCACGCCAGCGCTCTCGCGTCTGAGCTACGGCTGCATAAAAAATCCCCGCACATTTCTGTGCAGGGAAGAAAATCTTTGAAGCAGCCTCAGAAAGCTCAAGAAGGAGAAAAATGCCTGTCAAGCAGCAAAAAGTCCAAAGGAGCAATTCATCATGATGGAGGAAAAGCTTCGGAGGCTGCGTGTATCGGGCGGCCTTTCCGGCTCTGCCGATGGTATCATTTTACACCGGAAGAGAGTGAACGCACAATGAACGGATACTGCACAGTTTCAGAGCTTCAGGTGTTCAATGGCCCGGCGGCGCAGGGCGAAAATGCCACGGGAAGTGAAATTCATGTCTGCGGCTACCTGCTCCCATTTCAGGCAGTCCAGATAGTATTTGCGAAGAGCGCAGTATTCGGCGGAGTCCAGCTGCACAAGCACGGCATCGATCTCCGCAAACAAGGCATCAAGAACTGCCAGCTGCGCGTAGGCACGGCGCTCAGCCTCTTCCTGACGCTCTACTGCCCGGGCGAGGCTCTGCCCATCCTTGCTGCCGCCCGGCGCAGCGCTGAGGTTCTGGGTAGTGTGCCGGGTGGCTTCCTGCGCCTCTGCCAGCCGGTAGGAGAGCCACTGGTAGAGCTTTTCGGCTTCCCGATAGCGGGAGAGCCAGCTTATCTTTTCCTCGTAGGTCATGCCAGCTCCTCCACCTGCACGAACACGCCGCAGATGTCGGCCCAGAACTTCTCGATGATCTCGCTGCACACCTGGGCGTCGTCGTGCCAGAAGTGCAGGCGGGTCATCTCGTCCTTGAGGGCTTTTTCCAGATTGTCGGTGTCCGGCTTGGAAGTGCGCCAGCTGCCGTCCGGGCGGCCCTCGGCGGGGAACATCCACTTGACCAGCAGACGCACCGGACGGCCCGCCGGGATGGGCTTCTCAGGGGCGTGGGGCGCAAGGTAGGCGTGGAGCTTGGCACGGGCGGCTTTCAGTTCAGAGCTGTCATGCAGCACGGCGCAGGGCTTACCGCCCTTCATGTAGGCATGCAGCTCTTTGGCGTTATGGGTAGTGGTGGGCGGGCGCATGGGGATAAAAAACTGTGTGGTCATTTCGTACCTCGTTTTCTTTTTTTGTATCAGCGGCCAACGTGATGGGGAGGGTCCCCGGAGGATGGGGGCTGTGGTCGCCCCATCCTCTGGGATACCCCATCACACATTGCAGTGCAGTCATGCTATTATATATAGGCTATTTTGCACTGCAAATGTTGCAGTCATAGCGGCTATTTCTGCAATTTTGCAGTTTTTGCTGTCGTGCAAAATAGCGGCTATTTCTGCATTTTTACAACAAAATGTAATTGCAAATATAACAGAGTGTTTAACCTCTGCTGCCGGGCTCCTTGCGGCCGACCTTCTCGCCGTCGATCCAGAAGCGCCCGTCTTCTTTCAGACGGTTCTTGACGGTGCGGGGCTTCAGATCCATATACTCGCCGAGGCTGTAGACGGTGACCTCACCGTCCATCATGCAGGCTTCAAAAGCGGTGTCCAGCTCGGCCTTCCTGTCCTTGGACTGCTTGGCCTTGTCACCCCAGCGGCGGCTCGCACCCTTTGCACCCAGCGTGCGGAAGTCGCTGTCCGGCGGCAGATCTTCCAGAAGCCCGCTGTCCAGCTTATGCACCGGATAGTCAAACCAGAGGTTGACCGGCGCAAAGCTTGCAAACTCGCGGAGAGTGCCTTCGATGCGCCAGGCAGTCATGCTGTCGGCTTTCTTCTGAGCCGCAGCCACTTCGGCGTCGATGGCCCGCAGGTCGGCGAGGCCAAGCTTCTCTTTGGCGATGGTGAGCATCCGGCTCTTGCTGAGGGCGTCATCCGGGCCGTAGGCGTCCGCGTGGCCGCGCTTATCCAGCATCGCTTTGATGACCCGGCAGGCGGCCTTGTTGTGCAGCTGCTCCCGGATGGCGTCGGTGATGGTCAGCTCAGTCATGTCCAGCATGGCATCCGGGTCGCGGGCAAACACGCCGGAGCCGGATGCTCTGTCCATGCTGCGCTTGCCGCCCTGCGCGCCCTTGGAATGGTGGTGGCAGTAGATGACGGCGCAGTCCAGCGCGCGGCAGACCACATCGAACTGGTTGCAGAATTTCGCCATCTGGTCGGCGCTGTTCTCGTCGCCGGTGATGACCTTATAAATAGGGTCGAGTATGACGGCAGTATAGCCCTTTTTGCCTGCCCGGCGGATGAGCTTGGGGGCAAGCTTGTCCATCGGGACAGACGCGCCGCGCAGGTTCCAGATGTCGATGTTCCGCAGATTGTCCGGCGCAAGGCCCATCGCGGTATAGACGTCCTTGAAGCGGTGCAGGCAGGACGGCCTATCAAGTTCCAGATTGATATAAAGTACACGCCCCTGCGCACAGGAGAAGCGGCCCAGCCACGTTTTACCCTCGGCGATGGCGATGCACAGCTCAATGAGGGCGAAGCTCTTGCCTGCCTTGGAAGGGCCTGCCAGCAGCATCTTGTGGCCCTGACGCAGCACGCCGGAGATGAGGGCATCGGCCAGCGGGGGCAGGTCGTCCCAGTCATCGGCCAGACATTCTGTATCGGGCAGGTCATCGGTGCAGGCATCCACCCAGTCGCACCAGTCCTCCCAGCAGCTTTTGCCGACGTTCGTTTCAAGCAGGGCCTGTTTCTGCCCCGCCCGCAGGATGCCGGGCATCCGGGAGAGGCGGGAAGGGTTGCGGTTCTGCTGGTCGAGGGTCAGACCGTTCTTCTGGCAGGTGGCGTAGAGGTAATCGACCCGCTTGCGGTACTCAGCATAATCCGGCGCATTGACCCGGACGATGGCGTGGATGCTCTTGCCGCCGGAGTAGACCAGCGCGGCGCAGGGCAGCTCCATCTGGTGGATAGCGGCCAGCTGCTTGCCGGGCTCCATGTTGTCGCACTCCACGAGGGCGTAGCGGTAGCTGGTGACATTGGCATCCTTCCGGCCTGTGCCGTCCACCGGGTTGAAGCAGATCCATGCACCGATTTCCGGGTCGCAGTCGCCCATGACTTTGCCGACGTCGTCGCCGCAGGCGTCCAGCTCTTCGATGAGCTGCCCGGCAGTTCTGTCCCAGCAGCCTTTCGCCGGGCGTCGGCGGTCGGCTGCCATGAAGCTCTCGGTGACATAGGCCACATACTCGTCCGGCTCGAAGAGGGCCTGCAGGTAGCGTTTGAGCTGCTGGGCAGGCTTCCCATGTGTCGGGAAGGTGAAGCTCCTGCTCTTCGACCCAGCGGGGGTCTACCAGTGCGGGCTGCTGCGGGCCGACGGTCAGCTCATCGCCCCAGTCCAGCGCATGGCCTGCAGGGCCGGACCAGCCGTGCTCATAGGCCAGCTGGAAGATGCTGCTCTGGGTGACGGGCTTCGAGCTGCCGTGGAAGCTCTCCCATTTTTTGATGCACTCGCCCTTGTGATACCGCCCGCCGTCCCGGGCACTCCACTGCTCCCACACGGCGACGGGCAGACCAGTTTCTTTCAGGCCCATGCCCACCATGAGCCATTCTTCATAGGTCAGGGCGGACGGGGAGACGAAGTCCAGCGCTTCTTTGATGTCATTTTCATGTTCCATTCGCATTACCATCGTAACATATCATCTGCGATGACCGGCTCAGCAGACGGGATATAGTTCTTGGGGTCAACGCCCTTCGGCGCGCCCCGCCAGCCGCCGGCGGCAATGCGGTCGATCATCTGCCGTGCGGACTCGAAGCTCCACGTGCCGACGTGCTGGAAGCCGTATTTCTCCAGGCAGCGTATCTGCTTGGGGGTGGTCAGGCCCTCGTCCCGGCGCTTGCTGAGACGGTCGAGCAGGAGAGCCGCTTTGCCCGCAGACTCCACGGCGTCCGGCAGGATGCCCAGCTTCTCGAGGGCGGCGGTCTGCTTTGCGCTGGGCGGGCCGGCTTCCCAGCCAAAGGCCGGCACATAGCCGGAAAGGTCTTCGGCCTGAATGCTCATCTCGTATTGCAGCGGGTCAACCAGCTTCGCCTTTTTGCGGCGCTGTTCTTCCAGCTGCTTGGCAAGCGCCTCTTCGCGCTGGGCCACCACATCCTCGCTGGCCTGTGCGGCGGCGTCCTCAATATCCTGCGGCCCGCCGCTCTCGGCCAGATTGTCGGTCATCTGCCGGGCCACGGCACGGTCCTCACAGACAAGGTCGGCGGGGCGGCAGAGCTCGTGCTTGTCGGTCATCCAGAGAAAATCCAGCAAAAGCAGATCGCTCTTGCCCGGGGAGAGGCGGGTGCCGCGTCCCACCATCTGGCTGTAGAGGCTGCGCACCTTCGTGGGCCGCAGCACGACGACGCAGTCCACGGAGGGGCAGTCCCAACCTTCCGTCAGCAGCATGGAGTTGCAGAGCACGTTGTACTTGTCGGCTTCGAAATCCGAAAGTACCTGTCTGCGGTCGGCGCTCTGGCCGTTGACCTCGGCGGCGCGAAAGCCTTTGGTGTTCAGCAGATCGCGGAATTTCTGGCTCGTCTTGATGAGGGGCAGGAACACCACCGTTTTGCGCCCGGCACAGCGTGCTGCCATTTCGTCAGCAATTTGGCTCAGGTAAGGGTCAAGGGCAGTGCCAAGCTCGCCTACGGAATAATCTCCGCTGCTCATGCCCACAGCGGAGATGTCCAGCTTGAGGGGGACGGTCTGGGCCATGATGCGGCAGAGGTAGCCGTCTTTGATGGCATCGGTCAGCTTGTACTCATAGGCCAGGCTGTCGAACACCTCGCCGAGGTTTCGCATATCGCCCCGGTCGGGGGTAGCGGTCACACCCAGGACCTTTGCACTGCCGAAGTAGTCGAGGATGCGGCGGTAGCCGTCGGTGATGGAATGGTGAGCCTCGTCGATGATGATAGTCCCAAAGTAGTCCCGAGGAAAGCGCTCGAGTCGTGCCGGCCGCTGCAGGGTCTGGACAGAGCCGACCACCACCCGATACCAGCTGTCGAGGCAGGTGGACTCGGCTTTTTCCACCGCGCTGACGAGGCCGGTGGAGCGCTGAAGCTTGTCTGCCGCCTGTTCCAGCAGCTCGCCCCGGTGGGCGAGGATGAGCACCCGGTCGCCCGCCCGCACCTGATCGGCGGCGACGGAGGCGAACACGATGGTCTTGCCAGTGCCGGTGGGCAGGACGAGGAGGGTGCGCAGACGGCCCTGCTCCCACTCGGTGTGGATGCTCTTCCGGGCGGCTTCCTGATAGGGGCGCAGAGCCTGTTTTTCTCCCATCAGAATGCCCCCTGCGTCCAGCCCTGAGAGGGCGCGGCTTTCTCTTCAGGCGGCGGCAGGAAGCGGATGACTTCATTGCTCTGGCCGGGGTCGCCGCTCTTCTTGACGTAATCGTGGACGCCCAGCTTGCAGCGGCCTTTGGCGCCGACGACCTCGTTCCAGCGGGGGCGGAAGGTGTCGCCCTTCCTGCACTGGCCGATGCTCTCGAAGAACGCGCCCAGCAGGCCCTGAGTCTTGGTGTGGAGGTAGAGGCGGTGGGTGACGGTGGTATCGCCCAGAGCGCCGCCGAAGATCTTCAGGGTCAGCTTTGCCATCGAGCAGGGCGGAAGCTTGGCGCTGCCCTCGAAGCGGGCGCGCTCCATCCCGGTGACTTCAAAATAGTATTCGCCCTCGGGCAGGAGCACGAAGTCCTGCGAGACGTTGGTAAATTCGTCGTCCCAGCCAAGAGCGCGGTCGGTAGTGGTATTCATGTCAGCCATAAGTATTCTCCTTTATAATAATGTGTGAACCTCTCAGTCTGCCTGCGGCAGCCAGCTCCCCTGTTAGGGGCAACAACGACGACCGCCGCCAGTGGCGGAAGCAGGGAGGAGTTGTTGGGGCAGCGGCCAGCAAGACGCAAGCGGAGTGCAGCGGATGCTGGGAGCCGCAACCCGGCGTGGGCGCGGAGCGCCTAAGAGGAAAAAATCAGAAAGGCAGGTCCCGGTTGTCCAGCACCATCTGAAGCACCTGCGGCCATGCGGCCACGAGACAGCCCTCCACAAAGTCGGCGGGATAGTCCCTGATGGGCATATCTTCCGGGAAATAGCCCCGCTTGCCCACAACGAACTGCAATTCTTCGGGGGTGACGTTGTTGGCACTCATCAGCGAGGCCAGCTTTTCGGGGATGCCCAGCGCCATGAGGTCGGGCGTCAGCAGGGCTTCGGGAACAGTCTCCCGGGGCGATTCCGGCTGAGGCTTGGGCTGCGGTGCCGGTGCGCTGGGAGGGGGAAGAATGTCCTTTTCGGCGGGTGCTGCGGGCTTCGGGGCGGCAGACGGCGCAGAGGCCGGGCCGGTGATGCAGTGGGCGATGCTGGCGTAGTCGAAAGGGACTTCATCCGGCAGGCCGAAGCGGTTCTTGGCGTCCCAGCAGGCGTGGTGGGTGGTGTAGAGCACCCGTTTGCCGCCGGTGGCTTTGTTCTTGGCGTTGGGGCCGCTGCCGCTCTTTTCTACGATGGTCTGGTAGTTGGCGAAGAGGAGCATATCGCACCACTCCCGCAGGAGGGGTTCAGTCTGCTTGGTGGTCTTCATGGTCCAGCGGTCATAACTGCCCGCCGCGTCCGGCTGCTCGAACTTGGTGATGGCGGCGTGGGCGAGGATCAGCACATGGTGGCCGCTGTTCAGCACCTCCTCGAGGGTGTCGAGAAGCCGGCCGAACTCCTCCTTGACGTAGGTGTAACCCTTGCCGTAGCCGAAGCCCTCGAGGCCGTCCACCTTGGCTTTGGCGCAGATGGCGTCGATGGCCAGACGCTCGGCCCAGTCGGCGGTGTCGATGACCAGCGTACCGCAGGAAACTTCGCCCCGGGTGACGGCCCGCACCTCGTCCAGCAGCATGGCCCAGCTGGTGGGCTGGGGCAGGCGGGCAACATTGAGCCGCTTGGTGCCGCCCTCGGTGTCGATGAAAACGGGGTCCGGGAAGTGAGAGGCAAATGTGCTCTTGCCGATGCCCTCGGGGCCGTACAGTACGACCTTGACCGGGGTGTTCAGAATGCCGGTGGTGATGGAATAGCTGCTCATCAGAAAGCTCCTTTCGTCCATGTTCTGGTCTGCGTGGGTGCAGCGGACAGGACAGGCAGGTCAGCACCCTTGACCATGCCGTCCTCAATGATAATCTGGCACTCGCTGCCGGTGGAGACGCGGGTGGCGATGGCCTGCAGGCCCTCCGCTTCGAGCCAGTGGCCGAACTCTTCCAGCGTGGTCATGTCCATCTGTTCGAGCTTGTCCAGAAGGACGAAGCCGCAGTCCGGGTTGAGCCGCCGGACGATGGCCGCGGCCACCCGGAGCTGGTCGCTGCCGGACATATCCCGCCAGCGCTTGCTTTTATAAGTAAGAGCGCCGTCCTCCACACTCAGCTCCGGCAGGGGCAGGTCGGCACCGTTCAGCAGGGCCAGACGCTCTTTGCGCTTCTGCTCGAGGGCATCCGTAAGCTTGTCGTAGTCGCTGGCGTACTTGGCGGCTTCGTCCTCGGCGCGGGCTTTTTCGAGGTTGGCCCGGACTTTCCGGTTCGTCTCCTCGATGCTCTGGATAGAGGCTTCCAGTTCGGCAGTGGATTCGTCCTGAAGGTCTTCGGTAGATTTCCGGGCGGCGTAGAGGTCAGTGGTCAGCGCGGCCTGCTCTTCCGTCAGATGTGCAAGCTCTGCTTCCAGCTGCTCCCGGCGCTGTGCAAGGGTGCGGCTCTTGGTTTCCAGCTGAGAAAGCTGGCTGCGCTTGCGCTGATTCTCCCCGTTCCGGGCCAGAATATCCTGCTGCCGGCGGATGAGGTCGGAGGCGCTGAGAGGCTGTTCGGGAGCGTCGGGGTAGGAGATGAGCTCGTCGGCAAAGTGCTTTTTCTGCTGGGCCAGCTGGCCGGTGAAGGTGCGCTTGTCGTAGATGCTTTTGATCTCCATATCCCGGAGATGCAATTCATTCCCGATGCCGATGATGCGCAGCAGGATGTCAGCCTTTTCCTTGTCGCTGGCCTCCATGAAGCGGGGCAGATCGAGGGCCAGCGGCTCGACAAAAGCGTTCAGCAGCTGCTGGCCGCTGCGGCGGCCGGTGGGGTCGGTGACGGTGAGGCTGCTGTTCTTGCCCTTGCGCTCCACGACGACCCCGTTGGAGAGAGTGACGCGGAGGTGGGCGGGAGCGACGGCCCCATCCCGCTGGGCGGCGTTCGGGCGGAATTTTTCGCCGCCAAGCGCCCATGCCAGCGCGTCGAGAACGCTGGTCTTGCCCTGATTGTTGTTGCCGCCCACGAGGGTGAGACCGGTGGGCGCAGGAGTGAGCGCAACGGCCTTGATGCGCTTGACGTTTTCGGCTTCGAGGGCCGTGATCTTTACAGACATCTGGATACCTCCCCTTGAATTTGTCCTAATGTGCGTACGAACTGATCGATCGCGTTTTCCCGCTGATCGCCCGGCAGCTTGCCAAACAGCGGCTTTATGGACTGCGCGAGATTTGTGATGGAGCGCCCGGCCAGAAGGATGCTGTCGTAGGCGTCGCGGGCGTCCTGCTCCTGTGTGGCTTTGTAGTCGGCGGTCATGCCGTCGGCCATTTCCTTGGCCTGTCGGACGACTTCGTCCTTGTCCACCACAGCTACGATGGGCTGCTTCCGAGCGGCTTCGGCCTCGGATCTCCACTTATCGGCCCGACGATTGGCCGCTTCGGCTACCTGACGGGAGCCTTCCAGCTGGCTCTCGGCGGTTTTGGCACGGGCTTCGGCCTTGGTCTGCATCTTCCATGCTTCCTCTTCCCGGGCTTCGGCGGCGTCCAACCGGCTTTTAAGCTGATTGTTCTGTTCGGTCAGACCTTTAATGTCAGCAAGAGCGGATTCATAGCGGCTTTCTGCTTCCTCCCGCTTTTCCGCGTCCTTAGAGGTCTGGGCTTCGGCGCTTTTCACCAGCTCCTTGAAATAGGCATTTTCCTTGCGGGCGTTCTGAGCGGACTTCTCGGCGGTGTCGGCACGGTCTTTCTCGGCCTTGAGTTGGGCCAGCAGCTCCTGCACCCGCTGGCTGTCTCCGGCGGCTTCGACCAGCTGCCCAGCGCAGCCGCTGCGGGCGATGAGGTTCAAATCTTTGCGGGTCAGCTCGGGCAGCTGTTTTAATTGGTCAATCGTTGAACCATTAAAAGATTCTCCGGTCTGCACCATATTCCATGCACCCGACTTGCTCATACCCTTGCTCTCATACCACTTTGTCCATGTACCGCCGCCATACCGGCCCGCCTTGGCAGTCAGAGCGTGGATGCGGGCAAGGTAGATGCAGGAGATCAGGTATTCGTCCTGCGCCGCGCCATAGTGCAGATCAAACTGCTGATCGGCTTCGGTGGCCTGCTGGGATAAATCACCCAGAGCCGAGAAGTCAAAGCTGGGGACAGCTGCGGATGCAAAAGAAGTCTCCGCAGGAACAACAGGGGCCGATGCGCTGCTCTGCGGGGACAGCGCGGGGGTCAAGCCGTTTGCAGCCGCCTCGCTCGCCGAGGTGGTCGGTGTTGCCGCCGTGAAACTCTGCGCAGCACTCTCTTTCGTGGTCACAGCAGCATCCGCATTCTGGGCAGGTGTACATGAGAAAATCTCCTTTGCTTTTTTGATGTCAGCAAGAATCTTTTCCATTTCCTGCTGCGGTGTCATGTCCTTGCGGCTTCCATCCGGATTGAAAAAGCGGGCGAACAAAGCTGCCTTGGCAGCAATGCCCTTTTTGTTGGAAGCGCAGACAAATGTACAGCAGTAGCGGCCATTGTGGGAGTAATCAGTGGGGCGAATCTCGTCTTGAGAAAAGCCGCCCGTGAGTTCGCCCAGAGGGAAAGTATCTTTGACCCATGCACTGATCTGTTCCAGGAAGTCGAAATCCAGGCTGACCACAGAGCAGGTGCACTTGTCTTCGGTCGAGCCGATAAAGTGGGAGTCATATGAGAGCGTTCTGCTCGTCCGACATTCGTAGCCCTTAATATCCTGCACGAAACGCTTGGCAGCCTCGTCCCACTTGTTGCCGCCCCACGGCATGGCGTAGGGACAGCCATAGCATTCATGGCCCGGACCATATCCTTCCAGACGATTGCCGGTATTGTCGGCGCTGCCGGATTTCTGCACTCTCTGCCCACACTTGCAGATATAGGTAGTCACACTCTCACCTCCGTGTCCTTCAGGCGGTCCAGCATCTCGGCCTGCAGGTCTTTGCTCAGGGGCTGGAAGCGGTTGTTCCGCCAGCCGTAGCAGAGGATGGTGCCATAGATGGGCTGGCCGCGATAAGTACGGTTCAGGCCCTTGCCGTAGATGGCATACACCAGCACCGCCGGGGTGCGGGGCAGAACTTTCTGCTCGCAGGGACACTGCAAAAGTGCTTCCATGCCCTGCAGCTTGTCCGGCAGGGTGGTGATAACCGGGTCTTTGCCCGGCTCGATAAGAATCCCTTTCATCTCTTGTAAAAACCTCCAAAGTGTGTTATCCTTCGGGGTGATGGGGGTTCAAACCATCATCCCTTTGCAGGCTCGCCGGTGTTCCAGCACCGACGGGCTTTTTGTTTACTCGTCATGTGGCTCACTCCAGCACAAGGCTCTTGACATACGGCAGCCAATCGCGCCAGCATGGCTTGGAAAGACTGCGGTTGACAGCGTAGTAATAGGCTGCATTGCTGATTTTGGAAGAGCCTTTCAACCGCTGCTCTTTGACCATGTGGTTCACCTGATTGCGGGACAGGCCCATGCCCATCAGGAGCTTTTTCATGCGCTTGGTCTTCATGCGTCCCTCCGGTTCTGCCGGTACTCCGGCTCTTCGGTGCGGGCGTGGCTGCGGTCGATGTACCTGCGGCGCTGAGCCTCGCGCTCTGCGACATGATCGCCCAGCCGGGCAAAGAACAGCGCCAGCAACAGCAGCACTATCGCGGTGATGAAGTCGGTGTCGGAGATGACGCCAAGGGCTTCGATGCTGCCTGCAAAGCCAAGTGCGTACAGCATCCCGACGGCACCGCTGGCCACCGCCAGCCAGTACCAGACGCCAGATTTGATTCTCATGCGGATGCCTCCTTTTTATTTCTGCGGCACACCCAGCTGCACCAGCAGGGCGGGGACGTTGATCATGATGCACCGGCCACTCTTGATGTGAGGAATGGTGCCTTTATCGAGCTCTTTGCGCAGGTAGTATTCCGAAAGCCCGGTGGCCCGGGCAGCATCACGGACATTCATGAATGGGGTAGAGGGGACGGGAGGAGTATGCTTCCTCATAGCGGTCACTCCTTTTTCTCGGTGGTGAAGATGTCGGCCATGATCTGGTCGAACGCGGGCAGGCCAAAGGCGACGATTTTCAACTGGTCAATGCGGCTGTCAAGCTCGGCCTGTGCTCGCTGCACAAGGCTCTCGGCCTGACGGAGGCTGTCACAGATTTTGCCATAGTTGGCCTTGGCCTGAATGAAGCAGGCTTTGTAATCGTCGCGGTGCTTGATGAAGTCATTGCGCAGGTCAGTGACCTCCGCAAGCTGCTCCTTAGCGGTGCTCACGGCCTGAATGGCTGCGGTCAGGCGCTCGTTGGTGGCTTCCAACTGCTCAATATGCTGCTGGGCCTTGACGGTCTCATATACGCCGTTCCTGCGCAGAGCGGGCAGAACCTCGCTTGTGACCCAGTGCTTGAAAGCTTTGGCCTTCGGCATCTTGCTGCTCAGGATCAGACTGTAAAGGCCGGACTCGTTGATGAGGGCTGTCTTGGATGAGGGGGACACATTCCCATTTTGGGAATCTGACCCCTGCGACAGCATCTCAAGCCGCTTGTCCTCCTCATCGACGTGGGCGATGATGGCCTTGCCGGGATTCTTGTACCCCAGCGCCTCGGCGACGTCCTTGCCGACGAGCCACGGCTGGCTGTCAAGCTCGACGGTGCGCACCTGCCCGAACTCGGGGTTGGAGAAGATCTGTAAGTCGTTCATGTGTTTTTGTACCTCCTTGTAGGTGGCTCCTTTTCCGTGCTATACTGTTGCAAGGAAAGGGGGTGAAGTGTAAGTGGACAAAATTATTCAGTGGGTGACCTGCAATCAGGACTGGATCACGCCAGCGATTGCGGTTTTTGGAGCAGTGTTGTCTGCATGGAACTGGCTTGAAAGGCATCTTGAGAACAGAAAACGCGTGGTCATTGAAGTAAAAAATGTTTTTTGCTTTGGGCCAGAGGCTAAAACCGGCGGATATACGGAAGTGCTCCATTTGTATATCATCAATAAATCTCGAGAGCCGATAACGCTGAGCCAATTACAGATGAGTTGTGATGCTCAAATCAATCGGTTTGGAGAATACCGGATGGAACTACATAGCCAAAGCAATAAAAAGGGAAGCGTTGAAGTGATTCGTAGAAGATGGTTCTCTGATACTTTCCCAGTTAAGCTTGAGGGGTTGGGGTATGTGCATCTGCTACTTGCGTCAACCGGAGATGTACGCTGCATCGAGCAGGGAAAGAAATGCCTCATGCGAATCGATAGCAATAAAGGAAAAATCCGCAAAGAAATTACCTGCGCTTTTTCTGAATGGGATTTGCTGCCACTATGTAAAGAGCCAAGTCTCACAGTAGAAGCGCTGCTACAATAGCTTTATTGCAGGCAGGAGGGACATTCTTCTTCTGTCAGGGCTGCCCGAAGTGTGACGGCATACTTTGCGGACCGGCAAAAAAGTTTGCTCTCAACCTCCACTCCGTCCCGGCTGACCAGTTCTTCCACGAGCTGTGCAATTGACACATCTTTCAGCACCCCGCGCCCTTCTCCCTCTTCAAGCGATTCCAGCAAAGAAGTCAAGTCGCCTGCCAGCGCCTTGGCTTCTTTTATTTTTTCACACAGGAGTTCAACAAGCTGAGTGGTTTCCTGAACGCCTGTGATGTTGACCGTGATATTGACCACGGGCTCTTTGTTATTGTCCATGTGGTTCACCTCCTTTGAAAACGGAACTTGCAAAAATGCGAGTATCAGAGCAAAAAGATAGACTTGCATTCGTTGGCGGACAGCTTCAAGGTTGCGGCGATGTCATGCATCTCGCCGACGGTGAATTTCAGACCATCAGATGCAAGTTTGCGGGACAAAGTGCTTGAATCCATGCCGATTTTCTGCGCAAGTTCCTGTTGGGTCACACCGCGCTCTTTCAGCTTGCCGCGCAGAAGATTCATGTTGGTAGACATGAGTGGTTCACCTCCTTTCGTGACTCGCATAAACGCGAGTCTCTGCACATAGAGTAACACGACAGAAGCAAGAAGTCAATAGACGACTTGCGTTTTTGCGAAAATCTTTTTTGAATTTGCAAAACGCTATTGCAATTTTGCGACTTTTCGTGTATTCTCTTATCAAGAGGTGATGAACATGACCACCGGCGAAAGAATGAAGCAACGTAGAAAAGAAATCGGATTCTCTGCGGAAAAGGTCGCAGAGCGTCTCGGGGTTTCTCCTGCCACAATCTATAGATATGAAAAAGGAGATATTGAAAAGGTCCCGGTTGATAGCCTTGCGGAACTTGCGAAGATTTTGCAGACCACTCCCGCCTACCTGATGGGCTGGGAAGAGCAGCCGACTCCCAAGCCCACTTCGCCCGCTCCCATTCCGCCGGGCTTTGAGCCGATGCCGAAGATGAAGAAGATCCCCCTGATCGGCAGCATTGCCTGCGGGGAACCCATCACAGCAGAGCAGAACATTGAAAAGATGGTGGATGTGCCGGAATCCATCCGGTGCGACTTCTCACTCACCTGCCACGGGGACAGCATGGTGGATGCCGGTATCCACGATAAAGATGTGGTGTATATCCGTATACAGCCGGTGGTAGAGAACGGAGAGATCGCGGCGGTGCGCATTGATGGCGAAGCCACCCTCAAGCGGGTATATTACAACCCCGGCACGCTGACCCTGATGCCCGCAAACCCGGCGTATGCGCCCATGATCTACACCGGCTCCCAGCTGGAAGAGGTGCACATTGAGGGCAAGGCCGTGGGCTGGACGCATTGGGTGGAGTGAAAAAAATCGCTCGCCTGTGCGAATTGCAGGATTGGTTGTGGAGTGCCGGAAGGTATTCCGATAAAATGACGAGGAGGAATTGTAAAATGTCTTTATTTGGCAAAAAGGAAAAGGAAGAAATTGCGCGGCTGAATGCGGAAATGCAGAGCCTGCGGGACGCAATGCCATCCGAGAGCCGCACACTGGACGACATCAATCGTGAAATCAAAGCTTCGCGTGAAGAACTCGCTCGTGTCCAAGAAAACCTTGAAAGCCGCAACAGCGAGTTGAAAGATGCCTTGGAAGAACTTCAACAGGCAAAAGACCAGCTCATTGAAACGAATGAAGAAGTTTTGATGCAGAGTTTTGGTCTTTATACCCCTCGGTACGCTTTTATGAATGCAGATGAGTATAAGGCGCACCTTTTGGAAATTCGTGCCAAACAGAAAGATATGATCAAAGCGAAAACGGCTGTCAGCGGGAATATGAACTGGACAGTCAATGGAAATGCGTCCAAAGGCAAGAAGATGGTCTCTGATATGCAGAAACTTCTCCTTCGTGCATTCAATTCTGAATGCGATGATGTAGTTGAACACGTCAAATACAATAATATCGAAGCCAGTGAAAAGCGTATTACTACCTCTAGGGAAGCAATTTCCAAGCTGGGGACCATTATGGAAGTCAGCATCCAGCCGCAATACTACCGCCTAAAAATCGAGGAACTTCATCTTGCTTTTGAATATGCCCAGAAAAAGCAGCAGGAAAAGGAAGAGCAGAAGGAAGCACGTGCCAGAATGCGCGAGGAAGCCAAACTGGCAAAGGAAATTGAGGAGGAACGCAAAAAGCTGGAAAAAGAACAGCAGCATTACCAGAATGCATTGCAGCGTATCAATGCACAGCTTGAAGCGGCATCGGATGTTGATCGCGCGGCCATTGAGGAGAAAAAGGCAGAGCTCATGGCGCAGCTTGATAAGATTGATAAGGAATTTGCGGATGTTGATTACCGCGAAGCAAACCAGCGTGCCGGTTATGTGTATGTTATTTCCAACATTGGTGCCTTTGGCGAAAATGTTTACAAAATCGGCATGACACGCCGCCTTGACCCGCAGGATCGTGTGGATGAACTGGGTGATGCATCGGTGCCGTTCAACTTCGATGTACATGCGATGATCTTCTCCAACGATGCCCCAAAACTGGAGGCTGCGCTTCACAACGCCTTTGCTGATCGTAAATTGAACTTTGTTAACCAGCGCCGCGAGTTCTTCAACGTCTCTTTGGACGAAATCAAACAGGTGATTAAGGATAACTATGATAAGTCGGTTGAGTTTGTCGAGCTTGCTCCGGCAGAACAGTATCGTGAATCCCTGAAACTTAAAGAGCAGGCAAAACGTCAAGCAAATTGAACGACTTTTGAGGATTGGATATGAAAGACGAAAAAACTTACAATATGGAATTGCAGACCGGAGAAAAAATAAACCATAAGGCAGTTAGTCCATATTGGTTTGCGTTTATTCCGGCAGCCGCATTCGCAATTCTGACGATGTATGTCGGTATTTCTGAGAATATGGCAAGTGGCGCTGTTTTGTTTGTTTCGGTTGTTATTGTTTTTTTGATGATATTTGTTCCGATTTCACTAATAATTTTTATCTTGAGAAAAATCAGCAGCTTTATTGGAAAGTCGAAACAGTAAAATCCCGCCCATGCTGGAACATGGACGGGTAGCAATAAAAAACTCCCCCGGCGCGCCAACGCCGGGAGAGTGAATCTGCTTGCCGGATGGCATCACAGATCGTACAGTTGGGGAACCGTACAGATTTATGATACCACCTCCGGGCAGGCTTGTCAAAGTGTACCCATATGGAGGTGTATTTTTATGGCGAGTTTCAAGGAGAAACTTGACAAAAACGGAAACCGCATCTACGAGGTGCAGGCCAGCAATGGGCGAGGGCGGCGCGTCTGGCGCACCTTCCGCCCAGAGCCGACATGGAGCAAGCGCACCATTCAGCGGGAGCTACAGAAATTCGCCGCTGAATTGGAGCAGCAGTTGGCGGATGGGAAAGTGCTGACCCGTGAAGAGACTGCGCAAAAGGCCGCTGCGGAAGCCGTGGAGGTGGCCAAAATCAAAACATTCCGGCAATATGCTGAAGCCGTCTATCTGCCAGAGAAAGCCGCCACGCTGGCGGAAAAGACCCGGGCCAGTTATACCCAGCTGTTGGAGCAGCATGTCTTTCCGGCTCTGGGCCATGTGCTGCTGCCGGAGATCACCCCGGCCATGATAAAGGCGTTACTTTCCAGTCTGTCAGAGGAGCTTGCCTTCGCCAGCGTGACAAAGGTGTATGCTGTACTACATAACCTGGTTAAGGCTGCCTTGCTGGATGATACGATAGACCGGAATCCAATGGACAAGGTTCCGCGCCCCCGGAAGTCGAAGGATGCAGCCCTTCCTACAGAGCACAAGGCTTTTACTGCAGAGGAGACGCGATATATTCTGCGCTGCCTGGATGGCGAGCCGCTCAAGTGGCGGGCGTTTATCCTGCTGCTTATCGATACGGGCTGCCGCCGGGGCGAGGCCTGCGGGCTGCAATGGCAGTCGGTGGATTTTGATACCAACACGATCACCATCGAGAGGAATCTACAGTACACCTCCGAGCGGGGCGTGTACGAGACTCTGCCCAAAAACGGCAAGACCCGCGTTGTAGACGTCTCGTCTGACGTGGCCGCGCTTTTGCAGGAGCTGCGGCAGAGTCAGCCGGTAACGGTGCGCTGGGTGTTTACGCAGGACGACAGCCCGGAGCCTATGCACCCAGACACTCCAACTCGTTACTTCCAGCGATTTGGCAAACGGTATGGGATAGAGCACTTCCACCCGCACAAGCTGCGCCACACGTCCGCCAGCCTTGCCATCACCAACGGTGCCGACGTGGTAAGTGTCGCCGCACGGCTGGGGCATTCTGACAGCAGCACCACGCTGCGGATGTACGCCCATGCCAACGAGGACAGCATCCGCCGGGTCGGTCAGACCGTAAGAGAGGCCTTGAAGCAGCCAGAAAAGAGAAAGGCTTGA